TGAGTCTCTGGCTTCATTCCCAGCTGCACCGCACGATGACGATGTGGATGCCTTTGTGATGGCAATCACTTACGGATCGAAGAAGTCTGCTCTATTTGAGTTCATGCGTAGGCAAACGGAGAAAGCATGATCTCTAAACGCCTACTACCGCTAGTCGATTGTCCTAAGTGCAATAAGAAGTCGCTGTGCTATAAGTCGTATCCCGACGATAATCCTTGGGGACTTAAGAAGCGACTCATAACGTGTCAAAACTGCTCGACCATATTTGATATAATCTGAAAGACAAAATGATACAACTAAACCCCCCTTTATATCTTGAAACACCCAAAGGCTGTGGCTGGTGTCACTTAGTCATTGATTACTCTCAAGACCACCATCTCATGTGGGTCGTGTTCATTGACGAAACAAGGGAGTGCTGGACTTTTGAAAACGATGTGATCAAGATCGGCAAGAATCCAACGATGGGCGTAAGATGAACTTATAATTTGATGGGGTAAAATAGAATATACCTCTAGGGGTCATCCGCATTAGACTTATTCTTAGGAATAAACAGTCAGCGACTTTATCGCAGCAACGGAGAATACCATGCTTAAGCTCGATGTCCCTTTAGACATTCAGTTACTTTTAGAAAACTACGCAAAACAATTATCAACGGAGGAAAAGTTCGAGGTGTCTTTACAACAAGCCTTCGAGCGTTTGCTTCGTATTGCTCTTGGGGAGAAATAATACATGGCTCTAAATCGTGGCGGCAAACCCATCTTGATTGAACAAGCAATGATCGACCGATTAAATCGCGTCGGTGGAGTCGATCAAGTAGAAGCTCAAGGCTTCTTTGGTTCAGGTCAGCCTGTTCAGCCATCAGCCCCGCCTGAAGTTAGAGGACGATTAGCCGATTATCCTAATTATTACAACGTCGCTATCACACCGAGAGCCGATCAGCAGACGAGCATTTCATTTTCTACCCTGCGAACGATTAGTGATCCAGCGCAAGGCGGTCTAGACATTCTTGCGTTAGTCATCGAATCCATTAAAGATCAGATTGCCGGATCGAATTGGAATATCAAAGGTCGAGACGGAACAGATGGCGGAGAGAAAGCCATAGCGATTATGAACCGATTGAAACGCCCAGACGGAATCAATCCTTTCCGCACTTGGCTACGTGCCATCATTCACGATCACCTTGTGATCGATCAACCAGCAATTTACATTCGCCCCACCGGTGGAGATCTTCCGCTGCTTGACGTGATGGACGGTGCTACCTTGTCCCTCAAGATTGATGCGTATGGTCGAACACCGATCCCGCCTTATACTGCCTATCAGCAAGTCATCAAGGGTATCCCAGCGATTGACTATACAACCGATGAGATTATTCTTCCGATCTATAACCGCAGATCTAATCGGGTGTATGGATATTCGCGCGTTGAATCCGTTGTCAATATCATCAATCTTGCTTTGCGCCGTCAGCTCTCACAGATCGAATACTACACCAGCGGCTCAGTCCCCGATATGCTCTTGGGAGTCCCGGAGACGTGGTCAGTCGATCAGATCAGTCAGTATCAAGAATGGTTCGACTCCATCCTCTCTGGCAACAGCGGAGATCGCAGAAAAGCCCGATTCATTCCCGGTGGCGTAACGCCTCATCAAACCAAAGAAGCCATCATTAAAGATAATTTAGACGAGTGGTTAGCCAGAGTCGTGTCCTATGCGTTCTCGATCTCGCCTGATTGGGCAGTCGCACAAGTCAATAAGGCAACCGCCGAAGTTCAAAAGCAAACCGCTATGGAACAAGGTGTCGTGCCGATCAAGTTATGGCTATCCGATGTGATGGACTTAGTTTTAGAAAAAGCCTTCGACGCACCTGAGTTAGATTTCCAATGGGTCGAAGATGGCTCTGTCGATCCAAAGCAACAAGCCGAGATTCTTAATTTATACGTCAATGGTGTTAATCAAATCTTAACGGTAAACGAAGCACGTGCCGAACTCGGCTTAGACCCTCTTGCAGAGGAGGAATATAGTGTCGCTCTCAACACACCTCCTCTGCCTTTAGAGGCTACGACGAAAAAAAAAAGAGCGTTCGAGTCGCGAATCTTCCTGATATAGATAGACCGCTCGTCATCAGGGTCGAGCGACAGATCAAGAAACTCTTTACAAAGTATTTTAAGGCGCAGAAGAAGGCTGCCTTAGATTACATAAACGCCAATGTGGTCAAGGCTGAGATGAGCGCGATTGACTTTATCTCGCTGCTTAAAGAAGTAAAGAAGTTTCAATCCGATCCTAAAGTGATTGCAGAAATGAACAAGCTGCTGAATAAAGTCACCCAAGATACCAGCAAGGCAACGCTCAAAGAGATCTATGACATTCTTGATGAAGCCCCTAAGCCCGATCAATTAAAGCTGCTATCTGATGAAGCCAAGAAGTATGCCGAGCAGCGATCAGGGAATCTCATTCAAGGCATCGATGACACAACCAGCGAACGCTTTAGGGAACTCTTTAGCAATGCTCTGGATGAGGGAATGTCTGCCCAACAGTTTGCCGACTCCTTAACTGAGTCTGGCTTATTCGACGAAGATCGAGCCATCCTCATCTCAAGAACAGAGACGGCTTTCGCTCATAACGAAGCCGCCATGCTGTCTTATAACAATTCTGATGGAGTCGTGATTGGAAAGGAATGGCTTTTGGCTAATGATGCTTGTCAAAGATGTGAAGGCATTGCAGAAAATACGCCCGGATCTATCCCGCTAGATGACTTCTTTATTGACAATGATGGTGAGGAATACTTATCGCCCCCAGCCCATCCGAACTGTCGATGCACCACGACCGCAACCCTTGATATTCCTTTTGAAACTGAAGCCAAAGCCGAATCCTCTGATCTGCAAAAGGCAGAGACTTACAAGCCCACCGAGGCGATGGCAGAGGAAGCCAGACGAGCCTTAAAGTGGAAAGCCGAAGGCTATGCTGGTGGAACAAGAGTCGGGTTAGCCAGAGCGAATCAGTTAGCCAAGCGTGAGAATCTATCTGAGTCCACCGTCAAACGGATGTTCTCATTCTTTAGCCGCCACGAAGTCGATAAGCAAGGCAAAGGTTTTTATCCGGGCGAAGGTTATCCGTCTAAGGGTCGAGTCGCTTGGGCTTTGTGGGGTGGCGACGCTGGGTTCTCTTGGTCACGCACAATCGTCGAACGCCTAAAAGAAAAGGGCTGAATAAATCAGCCCCATCTTCCCTAGCCTTCCACAACTAGGTTAGTTATCTTTAGCGTTGAGTCTTTTCGTAACGGTTCGTTTGGCTCTTTCAACTTCGGCTTCTGTCATACCTTGTGCTACCTTCTCTGCCATGACAACGCACTCTCTGGACTTCTTGTCGGTCGGTGCGGTGATCGCTAATGTCAGGGCAGAGCATAGAGCTTCAAATTGAGACAATTTAATTTTCATTTCTAAACTCCTCGATGATGCTTTTTAATAATACGCCTAGACCCACCAAAGAGCAAACCGCCAACGGCAGATAGGCAAAAGTGAAGGTCGCTAATTCAACATTCAGGTAAATCACGAACAGAGATCCTAGTAAACAGGCGAATACTTTGACTGCGGGGATGGCGTTCTTAAGCATTTTGAGTCTCCGATTTGAAATTGTAAACGTGAGCAATTTCAGTTCGACCAAAAGATAAACGCATTTTGTCTAAGGTTACTAAAACTTTTGTGTCCAAACAGATTTGGCAGCAAACGCCTTTGGCAGCAACCGGTGAGGCTGGATAACGTAAGCCTTCAGCTGCGTCTCCGCACAGGACGCAAGTCTTAGTCTTGCCGTTCTTGGTAAGTAGTGATGATTTGATTAGCATTTTGATTCTCCTTATGGGGGGAAATCCCATGCCTTAAGAATATAGGAAACTTGACAAGTGTCAAGTATTTATTTATATCTCTAAACCTTGATAACGCTAGGCTTATCCAATATCTTCCTATAAGCCGATTTAAGCCTAGGCTCTTATCCTATGGGTGTTATGCCTCAATCGAGCCTAGACCCCCCTAGAATCGCTTATAAAGTGGCGTAAATAAAGCGAAAGGCTTATCTGTGTATATGTGTATATGTATATGTTTATGTATATGTATATGTATGCGACTCCGATCGGATATCCGACCGGATAGAAGTCTATGCAAACAAAGGGCTTATCGCCCTCTGGATTTCCTAATCTCATCCTGAAGTTCGATTGGGTTCGCTCGATTATACATCTTCCTGATCTGCCATAAGTTATACCAGACCTCAAACATAATCATAAGAGCTGCGAGAAAGACAAGGCTCAACAATGCCTCAGTCGATAACCTGATCCAGCGTCGCACTTTGAATAGCATGGCTCACCTCTGCTAAAGATACCAATTCGGGTCGGATGCGTCTAGCCTTTCGATGACCGCATTGATCCCAGCCACGATCTCGGACTCTCTACCATACTTCTCTCGCCACTTTTTAGGGCTGCGATGGAAGGCTAATTTTGTGGCATCAAAGTTTCCCTGATGGTGTCCTTCGCATAATCCAATCGTTTGAAAATGAGACGCTCTTTGACCCATGCCCATGCCTTCCCGGATGTGATGAATCATCGCTGGGTTCTCAACACCATAATCGACTCGGCAGCAGTAACATCCCAGACGAGCGACTTTGTTTAAGTGGAGTTTCTCTTTAGCGTTCATAACATAGGATACAATTAAATACAGAGCGACACTCTAATTTTAATTGGAGTGTGAATTGAAATTATTTGGCAACATCAGCAAAGTCAATGAGAATGATGACGGAACTTTAACAGTTTCGGGCATTGCTAGTAGTGAATCAATCGATTCCGATGGCGAGATCATCTTAGCCGACGCAATTAAAAACAGCATAGGCGATTACATGAAGTTCGGCGGCACAGGTGCGCTAAGAGAGATGCACCAGAACATCGCAGCTGGAACAACTTTAAGCATGAAAGTATCCGACGATGGCAAGACCGAGATCGAAGCTCTTGTGGTCGATCCTGTTTCAGTCAAGAAGGTTCTCGCTGGAGTCCTTAAGGGCTTCAGTATCGGCGGAAAAGTAACCAAGCGATCTGGACAAAATCGCAACATCATCGAAGCATTAAAACTGACCGAAGTTTCTTTGGTCGATAGACCCGCAAATCCTGATGCAATGATTACGCTTTACAAAGCCGACACCATTGGGGATGAGCCCGATGATGATGAAGTCGAAGTGAAAGAGATTGGAACGCCAGAGCGAACTGAAGAAGTCGCTAAATCCCTTTATTGCATTGCGGATCTAGCCTCGGTTCTCAACCACGCAAAATATGTTCAACGCACTTTAGCCCTTGAAGAAACCGGCTCGACGATTCCAGACGAAATTAAAGAATGGATCTCTGAGGGTCTTGAAATCTTAAATCAAATGACGCAAGAGGAACTTACTCCTCTGATGTCCCAACAACCAACGGAGGGCACTATGCCACAGAATGAAGTGATCGAAGAAATGAAAAAAGAAAAAGACAAGCCAGAGATGGAAGCAAAGATGAAAGAAGACCCTAAGAAAAAAGAAGATGCAAAAAAAGAAGACGCACCTAA